CGAGTGGTTCGGAAGAATCGATGGCGTGCCAACCGCCGCCGCTTCCAATGGCGGTAAACCGAACCCCTCGCCATATGTCGGCCAGACAAGAACATCGGCCTCGCGATACAGGCGCACCATCTCGTCCTCGGGAACCCATTGACTCAGTTCGTGGATTTCGCCACCCGACTTGGTGTTGTGGATGAAATTGATTGGCGAGTTGGGCCACGGAACTGATTTGAGAATCAGCCGCGCATCGGGTAGATCGAGCTGTTCGAACGCGCGACGAACAAGCCATCCGCGCTTGCGGTCGCCCATCCGCTTCAAGCCGTGTCCTGCAATTCGGTCGATGTGGCCAGTGTTGAAACCCACCCACAGGAACGTGAACGGGCGATCGGGGTCGCGATCCTTCGGCTTGTAGTGATACGATTGCGGATCGACCCCGAACGGAACGATGAAGCGCGGGACAGTCACACCCGCGTCTTCGAAGATTCGATCCGTCCATTGCGTCGGTGTGATCAGGCCCTGCGACGCGTTGATGCGCTCGATCTGCGGATGCGGTATCTCGGGCCATTCCCACATCGTGAACCAGACGAACCGGGATGTTTTCGCTTCCCATTTTGAACGCTGATTCCAAAGCGGTATCCCGAGATAGAGTTGTAAGTCGTCGTCATCAGGATCGTCGTCGATGACAGTGCACAACTTGTCCAATTCCCGGCGAACTAAACCACGACACTTTCCAAACGACAAAGCGGGATTCTCGGCGGCTCCCGTAAACAATAAGCGCATCGTCCTTCCCTCCATTGATCATCGTTCTAACTATCGACCGACGCCAACATCCGACCGGCATTGGCGACATCGGCGACGGCCTGAAACTCTGCCTCGATCGTCTGCCCTGCGGCAAACGGAAGCGACCACGCCGCATCGCCGATCGAGTAGGCTTTCGAGATCGTGATCGTGCGCGTCGACCCGTCCGGACCTTTGACATTCACGACCACCGCAACCTCACCTTGTGCCGATGTGTTGACGACTGCGCTTGATGACGCATACGCCCCGCCATCCCACGCCGCGACAAGATTGCCGCCGAGGACTTCCTTCATCGTGAACGACACGAACACGTCCTGACTGACCTTTGTCATCTTGATCGGGCCGTGATACTGATCGGCACGGAGCGGTGAATACGTTCGAGGAACGCGGATGTTGATGCCGCCGTCGATCAGGCCGACAGACGTACCGCCGACAGTGACAAGCGACGTGTCGGCGACTTCGAACCCATACTGAACATTATTGGCTGATCCCACTGCGGACATTTGAATCTCCTTCCGTTAGGACGACAATCGCGAAACCTTCAGGATCGCGTCGAGAGTGATTTCGGCGTAATGGCATAAAATTTCACCATAGAAACGATGATCGTCGCGGATGCGACATTCAGCCGGCCCCGACCTTATAGCCGTCGCGCCAAGCGTAGGATTTGTATCGAAAGTCGCCAGCAAAGCCTCGATCGTGTTTTGCCATTCGAGGGCGGTTTTCTTCGCGTCGTCGTGACCACGATAGCCTCGAAGAACGAACGCGTATTGCCGCTGAAATGTGAAATCGACAAGTTCCTCTGCGGTGTCTGGTAACGCCTCATCTGATTCAACCGTAATTGTCCAACCGTGAATGATGCGTTGACCGTCGTCCAAGATGATCGACGCAATCGACTCAAGTTCATCACGTGTCTGCACGACGCGCTCGTATTCGTGAGTCGGTGCGCCTGTGGCGTTATGAATCAATCGCTGGATCTGTTCTCTGATTTCGGCGAGTGCCATTGTGTTATCCTATCGAGCGACGTGCGACGCGCTCAAGCGCCTGCCGCATCAACCGATCGATGCGCGGGACCGATCGCTGAAATGCCTTATCAAACATCTGCACGGCAGGCGTGCCACGACGACTTATTGCCCGACGCAAAACGAACTCGATGCGCTCCGCTTGTTTTGCGGATAAACCGAGTTTAAGTTGCGCCCATCGGACGAGTACGCCACGTGGAGGCCAATGCGCTTTTGATCCGAGTTCAACGGCGAGGCCATAATTCGCAGGCGACCCGACGACGCCTCGAATGTTCGCGGATGTCCCGCGAACTTCAGATGTGATCGATACGCGCAAGTGACCCGTCGGTGAATCACCGACGCCAACAGGCGTGCCCCTTGCCGACTCAGTTTCGAGAAGCAACACGGCCTGATGCATCGCCGAAGTAAAAGCCTTCTGCACGTGTTTCGGGAACTCCTTCATCCGACGCACGACGGGACCAACGTCGTGTTTATGATTGATGATCGTCGTTGCCATTAGTGCCAGCGCCCCGGGTGCGTGACGTGATCGCCGCCGAATGCAAACTCGGTATCGAAATCGACATCGACGGACGCCCCCGGCACGCTACTGTCGCCAGCGTCATCGCTGATGCCGAGATGATCCTTGTATTGCTTTTCGAGCGATTCGGCGAGGCGAATACATTCAGCCGACTTCGATCGATAGTTGATCGTGTCGACTTGTAATGTCGAATCGCCCGTCGAGATCAATTTCGCCGCGATGTGTCGCAATAGCTTGGCCGCGCCCAAATCGCACACCGCATAGAAATCCGTGTCGATCAGAACCGCCGCCGTGCCGTCGATGATGTCGACAGATCCGTCAACGTCATCAAGGCGTGGGATGTTGTAGTGCGCGCGGATCGTTTCTGAGGCCGCAGGCGTCGCCGTGAGGAAGCGCAAATTGACATCGGTCCCATCGTCATAAATCGTCCAATCGTCGCGCTCAAGATACGACGGGTCGGCCTGCGTCGATACAAACGGAAACTCGATCTCGTCCAATGACGAAAACCCGACAACATAGCCGGGGAAATTGGTTCCGTTGATCGGGTAATCGAACCCCGCGTCGCCTGTGATGTCTGCCGCCTTCGATCGAGGACGATGACGACTATAGATCAACGCACCCTGACGTATCGCCTGATCGATCTCGGCATCCTCCCATCCATTCCCGAGCAATTCCTTGCATCGCGTTTTGACGGGCGTCCTCATCTTGTCTGCGATCACATAACTTGACATCGACTTGCCTCTCAGTTCTTCGCGTCCAAGACCAAGGAAAAGGTGATCGACGTGCCGCTCACCGTCAGCACCGCGCGCACGTTTGACGCGAGATTGTCGAGATGACGCACTACCTTCTGGATCGAAGTGATCCGGCTGATGTTTCCGTCAGGATGAACAAACCAGTCGGTTCCGTTGTGCGAATGCTCGAAGTGGATATTAGCAACGACGGAACTGACCGCCGTCACATCGAGCATCACCACGGCACTTGATTTATCAGAGACGGAAAACGATTCGCTATTGGCGTCAGCCGTTCGCGCTTGTGACGCGAACAACTGATGAGATTGCGTGGTGCGGTCTGGCATAACAGGACCCCTTATCGATAGTACGTGATGTTGAGGATCGCGCCGCCAGCCTGTTCGATGAATTGCGTGTTCTCGATCGCTTGTGCTGATGGCAGAACGAGAATGTCGTTGACGGCTGACGGATGACCGATAGCATCAGTCGGAGCCGTGCCGTCAGGACGCGACCGAACGGCCTGCGCTTGAACGTGCACCAATGCCAGTTTCGCCGGAGCCTCGGTTGTCGGATTCGCTGTCGCCGCAGTGCACTTAACGGCAGACGAGACATCCGCTATTTGTTCATACGCAAAAGGCGTCAGCCCTTGACCGGGAACGCTTGGATTGACCATTACCATCGGATATTTCCTTTCTAATCGAGTGACGTTGATTCGGGCTTGTCGATGAGGATACCGCCGCCTGCCCCTGCAGGAACATCGTCGACCGTTTCAGGCGTGACGACTTCCCCCGGCATCACGCCTTCCTCGGGTTCTGATTGTTCGATGCGCGGACGATTGCTCAGGTTCGTCGTTGTCGTGCCAAGTTCCTCGGCTTCGTTCCACCACTCAAGGATCGACTGACTCACGGGCGTGTGGTCTTTGATGATGGTGCAACGCAGTTCCATATCGTCTTTGGTGAGTTCGATTTCAAACGACCCAAGCCCTTCGACGACGTTGAGCAAGTTCGTCAGCACGCGCTCCGTGTATCCGTTGCCGTGTGCCATTTCTCGGATGCGCTGATGCCTCGGTTCAAGCGACCCGTAGACCATCGTCCACGCGTGCCACACCAAGTTCGTCGGCACCTCATCGGCTTCGTCGTCGTGGTGTTCGACAAGCCGCTGAATAGCCCACAGGAAGTTCGGAACGCACAGCACCATCTTGCCACCGGGCTTCAGTATGCGGAGCCATTCTTTCATCAGTGCAGGGGCTTCAGCGGAACGGAAATGCTCAAGCACGTGACTGACACGAACCTCGTCATACAGTTCGTCCGGCTGTGGGAGTTTGGCGATGTCACATCGGAAGTCGGGGTTCGTTGTCTCGTCGCCGTCGAAGCGATGCACCGTCCCGTCGAAATGTTCGGACCAATGCCCCGACCCGATGTCAGCGCATAGACGGCCCTCTTCGCCCTCATATTCTTCTCCGGCTTCTAACGCCGCCTGTTTCCCCATCCACTGTTCTCGTTCTTCTGTGCGTGCCTGAGGCATATCAGCAGTCAGCCCGTAGATGACGCCTGTGTGTCTGTCCTGATGACCGACTTGCACGGTGCTGTCACACCACACCTTGTAGCCAGCCGCCATCGCCTTCGTGTAGAAATAGAAATCCTCGGTCGATAACGTGATCGGCTTGTCGTCGTCTTCCCACGTCCAATCACAATTCCACCACGGATATTCCAGCTTGCGAAGCACGTCGGTTTTTATCAACGTCGCGTCCATTCCCGCCATATCGATTTGGAAAAATTCACCGATCTTCCAATCGGTGTAAGGGCCGCGCTGTGTGCCTCGCCAGATGTAGGGCGTCTTCGGATACTGCTTTGTCCAATACACGCCGTTGATGATGTCCACGTCGTGCGATGCGAGTTGCATAAATATGTTTGGCGGGACGATGTTGTCGGACCCGACGAACAACAGCCAATCTGCACCGCCCTCAAGCGCGGCCTTCCCGATTTCGTTGCGTGCCACGTCGACGGGCTGACCTTTGACAGACAGGCGCATCATCGACGCGCCGAGCGGCAACTGTATATCGTTGCGCGCGTCCGACCAATCGATCGACACGTTGCCAACTTGATCGCTGACGGGAACCCCGATACAGACGAGAGGTGCGATTTTCTTCGACATTGCTTTGACCTTTCCGGCGTAAAGGTTTGATGATGATCCGGCGGCGTGATGTAGTGAAGGGGCGAGGCCGCCGGAACCTCGCCCCCTCGGGCAGCACGGAGTATCGCTTCTGGAGGGAAGGACTAACCGTGCTAAATTACGAACTGCCTACTGCAACTGATACGTGACCGACACGCGGCCAGCGATCAAAACCGTTCCGTCCGAATGATTCCCGCCGACCGTTGAATGCGACAGGCCGACAGCGGAACCACTGGCAACCGACCCCGAACCACTGAAGGCGACCGGGACGTTCGACGCGCGTGTGACGGTCGACACGATGGAACCGATGACCGTGGTGCCTGCGCCGTCGGCGCCTGCGTTGACGAGCTTCAGCGTGCGATACGATCCGGTGTTGGCCGTCGTGTCTGCACCTGTGGGCGTCCACCACGCGTTGACGATGTTGATGTCAGCCGGAGCTACAAAGACATAACCTACAAGCGCGCCTGCGCCATTGGACGCGACCGAAGCGTTGTCCAACTGACCGCCGACGAACTCGTTGCCGGGAATATCTGCGAGTCGTGTGTTTCCCATTTTGATCGATCTCCTGTTGAATGAAAACGGTGATGCGCGTCCAGCGCCTTATTCGTCTGTTACTGCGTCAACCTCGACCTACGCCTGATGTCCTGCGATCCAACGATAGTCGAGCGGGACCGATCCGTAAATGTGACGGACCTTGTAACTGATCTTATCTGCGGTGAACACGGACCCGACGTTCGGTGCATCCTGCACGAATATCTCGGGATCTTCCTGACCGTCGAGGAAACCGACCTCGATCGTCGGCTGATTGGCGGGATCTGCACACATCCACCAATCGGTCGCAACCGAGAAGTAGTCGACGACGATCCGCTCCAAGCCTTGATAGCCGTGGAAATTGGCGTTGCGGTTCGTGGTGTCGTGTTCGCCCTGACCGCGTCCCCAACCATCAAGCAACTGCCACGACGTTTCGTCCAATTCGTGCGGGACGATGACGTAGCGCGGGGCGTTGGCGATACCGAGGATCTCGGCACTGTCGTTGTATGCAGTCTGGTCGAGCAACATCCGACGACCCGTCGTCATCGACGCGTTGCTCAAGGCCGCGTTGATGTCGTTGCTGTGGGACGAATGACAGAGGGCGACGGCATCGGCCAGCGTGTCGTTGTCCTCAAGGTGGTCGAAGACCTGACGATACAGCGTGTTGGCGGCGGCTCGACCCAGCTTGACCGGGATGCGCCTGATCTGACCAACGTCGTCGTTCTTCACCATCTCGAATGTTATGTCTTCCAGTCCACCACGCTTTGCGACGGCATAAGTCTCTTCCTCATCCGTCGGAGACGTCAGCGTCGGGTATGTGTCCTGTTCGGCGACCGTCGAGAGCGTCCCGTAACCACCGACACGCATCCGGCGATTCGTCCTGAAGTCAGGCACGTTGCTGATGTCGGACACGATCTTGCGCCAGTCCTGACGACCCTGCATCGAATACTCGCGGATCATCCGACGACGAATCGAGTCGCCAAGCACCTGCGTCCACGATCCGGTCGTCATCGATTCCTTCAGCACCGACTCACGATACCGCGCCGACTCGCCTTCGGTCGGATACGCGGGAAGTGCGCGCGCTGTTTCGCTGAAAATCTCGACCGGACCTGCGTCGTGATGACCAGTGAAATCTTTGTAGGCACCGAGGAACGAACGGTACGGCGTGACGCCCTTGAGCTCGTCGGGGAAATTCTCGTGCGTCTTGTCGTTCGGCCCACCCCAAAACATCGCTTCGAGGGCGTGGATTTTCTTTTCCTTCTCGTCGTGCGTGACCTCGACGGACACGCCGAACGATGCAGGCATATCCGAGGCCAAGCCCTCGACGATCTTCGCGCCATCCTCGATCGCTTCCTTCAGATCGTCGGCCTCGAAAATCGTCCCGGTGAACCGCTTCTGAATCGACGCCTGAACTGCGGCCGGAAGTTTCGCCGCAGACAGCGAGGCCGTCAGGATCGACTCACACAACGTCTGCGCCTGCGTGTTCTGCACGCTGACGAGACTTTCGTTCAGTTTCGCGATGTCCTCGGCTGTCGCCGCCTTCGGTGCGTCGGCTGATTCCTTGACGACTTCCTTCTCGACGATCTTCTCGACCTCGACCGTCTTCGGCTTCATCGACTCGGTCAAAAGGTCCTGTGCCTGCTCGATCGTCAACTTCTCACGATCAACGCCCTCGAGAAGTTCGGGGCGATTCGACTCGATCAGCGCAAGAATCTGTTCGAGATTCATAACCGTTGCTCCTTCTTCCAATATGGTTACGTCGTCAACGGCATCTGCCGAGGCGACAAGTCTGCGGAATTGT